TCGGCTAAGAGAAATTTTTTAATTTTATGAACCAATATACAAACAGTGAAATGAAACCACTTGAAAATAAATTCGATAAATTCGGAATGCATTTCGAGTTACAAGCTAGGTGTGGTTTGAATGCATGGTACAAAAACACACAGGCAGGAAAATTATATGGATGGACTATAGCTAAGATTAAGGAGTTACCCAGATCGGTATTTCCTAACGGTGCAGAATATCCACCTAGGGAGTGTTTACCTAGTATGTCTGATGGTGGATTTAAGATATGGTTTTACATGCCAAAAAGTAAGGATTTAGCGGAAGAGCAATATAAAAAATTATTAAAGAAAGATAAGTAATGGATACGGCAAGTTTTATACCAAGGGAAACTGAGGAGACTAGGAAAAATGAGGAACTGTTTAAACAACGAATAGAAGGTTACTGGAATGTCGAGTTAGAGCACCTGCCTAGTACTTACAGTCTGGACTATGCTATTAAGCGTGGAAGTGAGGTTGTTTCATGGATGGAAATAAAGTGCCGGACTAATAAGTTTGCTGATTATCCTACCTACATGATTAGTCTGAAGAAATGGAATGCGATGCGTGAATTTCAAGCTAGTTCACATTTGAAAGCATTTCTTGGAGTGGCATTTACTGATGGTGATTACTGGGTCGATGCAGGGCAGGTAAAAGAGTTTTTTATAAAGATGGGTGGGATGCCAATTAAAAAGAGGAATTGGATATGTGACCGTGAACCGTGTGTTTATTTTGACACTAAATTTTTAAAGCAATGGAAGATTTAGAATATTACATGGCACTGGCATGGATGTGGGATAATGAAGATGTTGTTTGCCCACCGGAAATTCACTTTGTTGACACAAATACACAAACACACAATGACACAAACACACAAACACACAATGAAGTCAGAAATTGATTTATCGGAAGAACTTGGCATTGACCGGAATGTCTTGAGGCAATGGAGATCAGAAGGTGGGATTTCCGGATGGGAAAAGGTGGGTAATAAAATTTGTTACACTGAGTCTGGCGAAAGTGAGGCGAGGGAAAAATTAAAAGATGAAATTAGTGTTAATGAAATTAGTGAACCGTTGGATGTAAATGAGCCACAAGAAATGGTAATTACAAAAGTTCCATTTAATCCAAACTTAGTTATTTGCGGAGAGGTTTATGTTAGGGTCAGTAGCAATAAGAATTTTTTAACAGGTATGAAAGTTAAAGCTAGACCACCTGCCACTGATGGTAAGGTGTGGGTAATGCTTGGACGGACACCCAGATGGAGAGGAAAATGGTAATGAGTAGAGAGTCTGAACGAATTGTTGAACAGTGGGAACAGGTGCAGGAGCAAAAACGGATGGAAGCTAAAATGGGAAGTCCGGAAAAAGCATTTATAAAAATTATGAAACAAATTAGTAAACCAAAATCAAAACCTAAACCAAAGAAAAAGTGAGGAATTATTATCATATAGTTAGTGCAGGGATTGAGAGTCGTGATGCCACAAAAGTTTCAATTGAATATTTTAGAAAAATGTGGAATCGAAAGACATGGGATAGGTATATATCGAATCCACCAATAAATGCTATTGTTTGGAGTTTAAGGCATTTTCCAAAGGATAAAGAAAAGGAGTGTCCTTGTTGTGGAGTAATTCCTCCTCCAATGGTTCAAGATTTATTTGATTTTGTTGAAAAATATGAAACACCTGCAATAGCATTTAGTAAGATGCGAAACATGGGGAATAAAAGGTTAATTGAAGCATTATGGTTTTATGAAAAGCTACATGACTATTTTGTTAAAAAAATCGGTCAACACCCATTGCACGAAACTGTCTACAAGTAATGTTCCAACCAACACCACACCCTTATTTCAAACTTCCGGATGCGGATTTCGCTAAAGAGATTGGACAAGAAAAAACAATGGAACTTTTGCTCCAGAGAGAGGAGTTAATTCATGCAGAAAAAACTGATCCTTTTCATTACGGCATAGAACCACCGCACTGGCAAATGGCAGATGAGGAATTTGCCAAGGTGGATGAAATGTTAATTATGGGAGGGAATAGGTCTGGTAAAAGTGAATTTTGCAGTAAAAAAGTAGTAAAGGTCATTAATGACATTCCAGAGGCGAATGTTTTGTGCATGCATACCACTGCGAGCACTAGTGTTGAACAACAACAACAATATATTTGGAAATATCTTCCGAGCGAATGGAAGATGGCAAAAAAAGGTAAAGTTACCAATCTTACTTTTTCCAAGAAGGGTGGATTTACTGAGAGTTGTTGTGTCGCACCGAATGGTAGTCGAATTTTCTTCAGAAATTACTCACAAAGTCTGGAAAGTGGCATTTTAGAAGGGTCAGAGTGGGATTTAGTTTGGGCAGATGAGCTTTGTCCCCATGATTTCATTGCCAGTCTGCGTTTTCGATTAACCACGAGGTCAAATCGTCCAGTGGTGAACGAAAATCACCCAGAATGGATGGATGGTTCATATCCTAATCGTGGATTATTAATTTCTTTTACTCCTGTTACCGGATATACACCAACAGTTCGTGAATTTTTGCAGGGAGCAAGGACAATAAAAAGCATACCTGCTGATCCAGAGTTATTACCTAACGAAAAAGTTCCAGTAATTATGCAACCGTTGAAGGATAACTCACGAATTGTATTTTTTCATTCGGAATGGAATAAATACAATGACTATGATGCGTTAAAACGCACTCTTCAGCACGATCCTAAGACAAAAATTTTGACTCGTGCGTATGGATTACCAACTCGTGTGAGTGGTGGGCAATTTCCTCGTTTTGGAAGTGACCATTTAGTAAATGATAAACAAATTCCGGAAGAGGGTACAAATTATATGATAGTTGACCCATCTCACGGCAAAAACTGGGTGATGATCTGGGTGAGAGTCGCACCAGATAACAAATGTTATGTTTATCGTGAATTTCCGAGTCAAGTACACCCTATTGAGGGTATTGGAATGGTAGGAGAATGGGCGGTAGCAGGTAAAAAGATAGATGGTGACAAAGGATTAGCCCAACAACCTTTTGGATGGTCTCTGGCGAGGTACTTCCAAGAAATAAAAAATCAAGAAGGGGACGAAGAAATTTTTTGCCGTATAATGGATAGTCGGTTTGGATCATCACCTACACCCACAAAAAGTGGGGTGACTACCCTAATTGACCAAATGGCAGACATGGAGATGTTTTTTGAGCCAAGTGTGGGGGTTAGAATCGAGGAAGGAGTTACTTTAATTAATGACCTTTTGGATTATAATGAGGAGCAACCAATTGACAGTTTAAACACTCCAAGACTGTTTGTGCATGAAGACTGCAAGAACACTCGATTTGCCCTATCTACATGGACTGGACAGGACGGTAAACATGGGGCTTGCAAGGACTTTGTTGATGTTCTGAGGTATTTTTGCCTATCAGCACCGTGCTATTTAGACCCAGAGGCAGGAGTTTTAAGCACTGGGGGAGGGTATTAGTTGTACAAGAAGTTGTACATTTTACACTTTTACACTTTTTACGCTTTTTTTTTAGTTAATACAAAAAGGTAAAAGGGTGAATATAGGCTAATATTTTATATAGTAAGTCCAAAATAAGTGTAAAAAGTGTAAAAGTGTAATTTATGACACAAGAATTTTTATTTTATACTTGCATTAAATACTAATAAATATTATTGTCTTAATTATGAACACATTTGATTTTTATTTTATTCAATATTTATGCGATAGGGTCACCCCTTTCAATAAAGCCAAAAAGGGCGAGGGATGGCATCACGGTGCTGATAAACTTTTTGGAGGTCACACGCACTACGGCAGGTATTACTCTTATCCTAAGTATTACTTTAAGGCATTCTGCGGATCATTTGATCTGGACGGTGAAAAGGCAGATGCCGAGGCAGACCGTTTAAACAAGTTGTACGGTACTGCAAAAGACCCAAAACCATTCGTATCACTATACCATATATCAGACTAATCATGGACAAAAAATTAACACGCAAAGAGGTTGCAGAAAATTCAGTTATCATACTTGGAATTGCATTATCTGTAATAAAGCAAAGTGGAATACAATCACCACTAACTATTCAAGAAATTAAGGATCAGATAGTAGAACTTAGAGAGACTTTTAAATTAATCGAAAAATAATTATGAGAGAAATAATAAAAGATGCCTTTAAAGTGGCAGAACTGGAACATCAGTTTAATAATGTAGATCGCATATCGGAGGAGAATGCCGATAAACATTACGGTGACAAGTACCTCATTGATGAGGCAAAATATCATCTTTACTGGGCGAATGATTCAGTATCAGTGACTGACCCAAGTGAAGAAGATTATAAACACTTTGTAAAAGATAAGAGACAATTAGAAAAATTTCTCGCTAAGTGGAAGTCTAAAATCCAACCGCATGAAAACGATGGTTTATCGTTTGAGAAAATAATGGAAAAAATAAGTTTATGACACAACTACCACTTGCTATTTCAAATAAATAAATTTATTGTATTAAACATGATCAAGAACCGCACATCATCTTACCACGACACTCTCGCAGATTGCATTGCAGATGTCCGCATTAACCTACTTCGTCTCAACGATGCTAAGTCATCTGAGTTCGATGACGAAACTTGGAGAGGTGTCACATATGAGACCACTGAGCGTTGGAACTTTAAGGTCGATACCATTAAGGACAGGCACACCAGAAAGTATGCTTGTGTGGTTATCTATCGTCTATCATCCGGCAGGTACGAATTGACCTGCTACATCAACTAAAAATTATGATTAACCCAGAAGAAATTACACCTACCGTTCATTGCAACGGAAATTCTAAAAACTCACTCTTAGAGGAGTGGTATAACTTTGGTTCAAAACTTAGTGCAGTTATTGAGAGTTTTCCTCACGAAAGTTTTCACGCAAGAAACCACTATGTCCGAAGTGATGTTGCTCCTAAAGGTTGCAGGATTGCCCAAGGAGAACTGCAACGGCAATTACAAAGTATAAAAAATTTATCAGAGTCAGTAATCGAAAAAATACAGGAACAATAATTATGGAAAAACCAGTAGAAGACCCAAGTGTTTGGGTAATTGCAGAAGAGAAACCTAGCTTAAAAAAAGCTCAAGAAATGGTAGGAGGATTCGTTGAGCTAATTGAACTTTCTGACGGTGACCAGATGTTGGTCAATGAAGAAGGTTTATTAAAAGGTTTAGATATTAACGGAATGGCAACACTGATTGCGAATCGTAGAATTGTTGGCAATGCCATCATACTTAGAGGAAAGGCTAAGTGGAACTGATGAGATTTTATAAAGTAGAGGAATGGAGTGACCTTAGTGAGTTAATGACAACTTGGTTTACTTGTAGGGCAAAGGCGAAAAAATATTGTAACGAACTAAACCGAGATGTCTTGAAAGAAAAGGGTACACCTAACTGGACTAAAGAATTATTACATGAGGTAAAACCTGTCGATATTCCTACCAATAAAAAACAATTACTTAAATGGCTTAATAATTACAGATGAGTTACCAACAACAAACCAAATCACGGTGCAAGACACCTCGCCAAAAAGACTTAATACTCTTTTGGGCATTCAAGAAAATATTCTTAAATGTCAATACATCTCTTAAGTCTAGGAATTAAATATGAGTGAAAATACAAAATACAATGGGTGGACGAACCGTGCCACTTGGTTAATCGTTGCTTGGTACGAACCAAAACCAGATGACCTTGATTGGATAAAAGAGGAACTGGAAGAGGCACAAAATTCTCTGACTGACCCAGTGCCATCTCACTTCACAACGGCATACAGATTCTTCAGTGACCTTTTAGATTTAAAAGAAATAAACTGGGACGAACTGAGGGAAACTTTGACTGATGATGAATAAAGAAAACGCAAAGGCACTCTGGGAGTGGAAAGGTGATGAAGAATTTTCTGAAACTAAGGAAAGAATATTTAATGCTAAGAAGACCATCCAGAAATTGGCAAATAAATGCCAATCTGGAAAGGGTGATACCCTAAAACAATTGGAAGCAATTAATATTCTTAGCGGAGATTTGGTGATACAAATCAAATACCTAAAGGAAATCAGAGGTATAAAAGACATCGCAACTTTATGACACAGGATATTTTTATTTAGTGCTTGCTTTATATAATAATTAATATTATTGTCTTAATCATGAACGACAGAGAAACATACTTACGCAAGGCAACAGAAAGGTTGTCCAAATCATTATTCACGAAAAACGGTCAAACCGTTCCTGCTGATGTTAGAGTGTCATGCTCTTTGCCAAGCAGAAAAGCGTTTGCTAGTAAAAAGCGTACAATTGGTCAGTGCTACTCAAGGGCTTGCAGTGTTGCAAAAGTTAATGAGGTATTTGTGTCACCAACCATTGATGACTCAATTCTAGTTTTAGCAACTTTGGTGCACGAGTTATGCCATGCGATTGACGATTGCGAATCTGGTCACGGTAAAGACTTTGTTAAAATTGCTCGTGCAGTTGGGCTTGAGGGCAAACCTACCCAGTGCACTGCAAAGGAAGGTACACCTCTTTACGATGCACTTGCAAAGTATGTAAAGCGATACGGTGACTATCCTCATGCTCGCATCGATTTGACTAAGCAGGATAAAAAGCAAACTACTCGCATGATTAAAATCGAGTGTGAGTGTTGCGGATTTAAAGTTCGTGCATCACGCAAAGTGATCCAAGAAATTGAAGACGAACACTTTAACTGTTGGTCATGCGGTAATCCTTTATACGCCCCTTTAATATGAACCCAGACACAATACTAACAATAGCGTTTGCATCAGAGATACTTTTAATTCTCTGGTGCATTCGCTCAGAATTATTATGAGCATACCATTAACTGAAATGCCAACTAAGCGTTTAAACGCTTTACTTGAAAACTACCTTGGAGTGAAGGCAGATGATGAAAAAAACGACTGTCTTCTTCCACCAACAAAAATATTACTAGCAGATAGACTAGCAGAAATAAGGAAAATATTAAATGATCGAAACAAATTACAGTCCTAGAGATGAGTCAAATTATAACGAGTACCGCAGACAAGCGGAACAAAAACTTAACGCAAAATTAATAAAAAAGCCGGAACAAAATTCTATTGCTGATATTATTATAAAACTCAAAGCTGAAGTGGAGTTACTAAAAGAAAGTTTAACTAAATGAGTGAAGATGAATTAATAGAAGAGGTTGCAGGTAGATTCTTGGATATACTAGGTTTACCTATATCAGCATCTGGTGAGCAAACTGAAGATGCATTAGTAGATCATGCTATGGAGGGTAAACTGATTTATATAAATTCTAATACAAAAATCATTTGTAGCTTGCCTAATCCAATAATTAAAACCAAGATTAACTCAAATGAGCGAATCTAAAAAAATTGAAGACGAAGGCAGGTGGGGTGGAAAGCGTAGTAATCAGTCTGGTAGACCAAAAATGCCAGAGGAATTTAAGAGGACTCAGCTTACTACAACAATTGCACAAGAAACAAAACACTGGTTATTAAGTCAAAAAGAAGGTGTTGGAAGAACCATCGACATGATGGTTGTCAAGGCTAAATTAAAGAAATGATTTGACTTGGTTTTTTTCTGCTTGTGCCTTTTAAGGCATGGCAGGAGTTGAACCAAAAAAAGCCTTATTAAGGCGAGGGGAGGTTATGGAGTGGTTGGGTTTAGCCGATCACGAAATGACTGCATGGGTCAAAGAAGGGGTAATTATCCCTAGGTATCTACGCAAAGGTGCAAGGGCATTCTTTGTCCGAAAAGATATCGAAACTTTATTAGAGACAGGAGGTTTGTGTGAACCAGTACGACTCTGACAAAAATAAAGTTTCTAATGAGCCAGACATTGATGACTTGCAGTCTGAGCTTGCTGATATTTTAGAAGATGCAGGTAGAAATTTACGCAGGAGAGATGACTACGAGGATGTAAGATATTGCCGTTGGGAGGGACAGTCTGATGACGGTAGAAAGCATGAAGAACATTTAGGTCACCGTCCTACACCTTGGGAGAATGCATCTGATATACAAATCAGATTGGCAGATCGTTTAGTGAATGAGCATATTCATATGGTCACTGAATCCTTTTTTAGGTCTAATATGAATATCACTGGAGTGGAAATAGGTGACACTAAAAAAGCATCTTACTGGAGAGATTGCCTATCTTACTTTTTGGAGCAAAGAATGCTACCAGAACTCCGAAGAGAAGTAGAATTACTAGCACAGGAAATGTTTTCCGGTTCTCCGGCAATTGGCATTCTGGGTGTCTACTGGCAACAGGAAGTTATTATGAGAATGAAAAAATTCTCAATGCAGGATGTTATGATGATGGTTCAGCAACGAGGTGGATCAGAGGAAGATGTTCAACAAATAATTACTGTGCTAAGAGACCCAGATATGGAAACTGAGGCACTAGCAATATTATCTCAAGTTTTTGTTGGAGTAAAAGAAAAGGTACTAAAAAAAGGTCTTAAAGAATTTCGTGAAACTGGACAGACATCATTACCTGCTCCAACGCAACATGAGAACCGTCCAAGATTTGTAGCACATAAGTTATACGATGATATTTTTGTTGATGCAAATTGCACCGATTTAGACCGTGCTCGTGTAATAATGAGAAGAGAGTGGCTTAGTGAATCTGAGCTTCGAGAAAAAATTGTTACTGAAGGATTTGATGAAGATTTCGTTGAAGAGGTTTTAGAAAAAGCCGAAGGTCTTTCTGGAGTTGCTGAATATGATTATCGGTCACCAATACAGATTGGTGTCAATGTAGTAGGTAAAGGAACAGAGGGAGATTTTAATGACCTCTACGAAATTTTTTATGCATACCAGAGACAATATGATGAAGACACGAATGTTCCGGCAATTTGGTGCACTGCATTTTCTAGTCATGTACAAGGTAATTACGGTAAGCACGAAATGTTGCAGTATGGTCACAACCAAATGCCGTTTGTTTTATTTTCTCGTGAACGATTATCACGATCCATTTTTGACTCCAGAGGAATTCCAGAATTAGTTGCCACGAACCAGTATGAAGCGAAGGTACAACGAGATTTAAGGAACGATGCAAGTCAAATTAGTGTCATACCACCACTCTTAGTTAATGCTCGTAGGGGTGGATTAAATTTACTTGTCGCACCTGCTTCACAAATGACAATTACTCGTCCAGATGACATCCAGTGGTTGAATCCACCAGTACCATCACAGGGGAGCATTGAAGCAGAACAGGCAACAATCATGGATGCGGAAAGGTACTTTGGCAACCCAGAGAAACCAGAGGCGAAACAACTTTATCAACAGTGCATGGTTAACCGTTGGTTGGACTCATGGAGAGAGGCTTTATCGCAAGCGTTAAGTCTTTGCCAACAGTATCTACCTCCGGAGTTTGTTGCACGGTTAACTGGTGGTTCGGTGGAGGAAATTGCGGTTCAGCAGGATGATATTGCAGGACGGTATGACCTTTCTTTGAGGTTCTCAGTTGATGTGCTCAATCAAGAATTTATGGAGAAGAAATTAGATGCGGTAACTAAGCTAACCCAGTTCGATGTTACTGGTGCATTAGACCGTACAAAACTCCTTGAAATTATTGCAGAATCAATTGATCCGATGCTTGCAAAACAAGTGGTCATGGACAAGCAAAGTGCTTCGCAAAAAGAGATCGAGGATGAGCAATTAAGTTGGGTGAGGATAATGAATGAAATCGAACCTCCACCAAAAGAAGGTGTGAACTTTGAACTTCGCTCACAAGTAGCTCAACAAATAATTCAATCATCTCAAGAACTCCAAGAAAAGATGGCACAGAAACCATTAGTAAAACAGTTGGCAGATAATCGAATGAAATATTTACAGTTTGGAATTTCCCAACAGGAAAATGCACAAATTGGAAGAGTTGGAGTAAAACCAGTAATGGGAGGGTAGAGATGCCTAGAACTAAAAAAAAGAAAAAGGGTGCTGACGGAAAAGCGTGTTGGAAGGGTTATCGGTTTTCTGGAACAAAAAACGGAAAAGATAAATGCGTTAAAGTTAAAAAACGATAAAAATGATTAACCTGTTTAAACGGAGAGCAACATTAGTGAAATATCCAGAACCTATGAATGGTGAAGATATTAGTAGAATATTTTCTGAGTACGGTGATGACTCAAAAATTTGGCAAGCAATTGACACATTAATTGACTCACATCTTTTGTCTGCGGTTAATGATGTTTCTGATCCTAAGTTGGACTCTCATGGTCGTTCTCATGCTAGTGGAAGAGTAGATGCAATTAGTACCTTAAAATCCAAAATAGAGGAATACCGCCAATGGAAGAATGGGAAGACGAATTACAAGAACGCTTAAATGAAATTGTTCAAGAGCAGATAGAAAAAGGATTCACGGTTCGACAATGTTGTGGAGTCTTAGACACATTAAAATTTGAACTTATTTACAATCTTGGTGAAGTCGAGTTTACACCAGAAAAAAAATGAAATCATTTATATATTGCTCAGATTTGCACGGTGATAAGCAGGACTATGAAGCTACATCTGAGCTATTAAAATTTACTGAAGAATTTAAGCCGGATGTAAGAGTTTTTGGAGGAGACCTTTTTGATTTTTCTCCACTAATGAGAAATGCTGATCCTGCTGAAAGAAATGCATCAATGGAAGCAGATGTGGAGGCAGGTATGGAATTTTTAAAAAACTGGAAACCACATTATTTCTTGCTAGGAAACCACGATGATCGGTTGTGGCAAACTGCACAAAAACATTCCATAGGTTTAATTAGGGATACCGCCAAAATGGGTATAAGGGATATAGAAAATATATGTCGAGCCATGAAGTGTAAAATATTTCCTTATGATGTCGATAAAGGTATTTTAAGTTTAGGAAAAATAAATTTCGTGCACGGTTTTTATCACGGTGTGACTGCAACTAAAAGACATGCTGAAACATTTGGAAAACAAGGTGGTGCAGTTGTTCATGGACACATTCACTCATTCCAGTTTGCATCAATTCCTAAGATGGGTGGATGCACCGGAATTTCCGCAGGATGTTTGGCAACTACGGCAATGGACTGGAATCGAGCAAAGGTTAATAGATTAGCCCATGAGGCAGGTTGGGTTTACGGATTTTATTCTAATAAAAGTTGGGCAATATATCCAGTTCGCAGATTTGACGGAAAATTCTTATGGCAATAAATTGGGCAAAAAATATTGATCGTTTAAACAGTAAGGAGGGAAATCCTCCAGAGGGTAAAGACTGGTTCACGGCAAAAGAGTTTCAAGAAAATTCTAGTTACGGTCGTGGAAAATCTTACGAGCAACTTAAAAAAGCAATTGCTGATAATATTGTTGAAGTACACCGAGGGAGTAGTTGGGACTCAAACTTAAATCAGTGCACTCGAAAAGTCTGGTATAGGTTCATAAACCGCAAGTAACCGCAACTCAAACGGATCATTTGCGAGTCATTATATTTGACTCGATTGATGAGTAATCGTCCATGCCGAAATGCATGAGTAACTATCAATCGTCTAGATATAAAATGACAGAATCTAATGAGGTCGCACCTCTAAAAGCAGAAGAACAAGAAAGTCCAAATCTAGTAAGTTTCGGAGATATTGCCGAGGCAAGCGGAGTGGCATCGTTATTTGAAAGTGCATCTGAAGATGAACCAGAGGAGTCCGCTGAGTATTCGGAGGAATCCAATGATGAGTCAACAGAGGAAATGGGGGAAGAAACTGAAGAAGAGCAGATTGTTGAAGGTGAAGAACCGGAAGCAAAAAGTGATTCGGATGGAGTCAAAAAACGCATTGGTAAATTAATTGAAGCACGAAATAAAGCGGAAGAAGAAACTGCTGAACTTCGTTCTAGAATTGAGGAACTAGAAAATGCTGAACCTGCTAGGCAAAAAGCCGAGGAGAAAGGCATGGATCGTTTTGAGGACTTAACCACAATTAAGGAGGTCAAGCAAAGGGAAGAGGATGCAGAACATCTTCGTGACTGGTTGCTAGAAAATCCGGACGGTGGTGAATATAAAGACCTTTCTGGTGAAGAACATGAAGTTGAGTATGAGCAAGCAAGAAAATTGATGGCACAGACTGACCGTGATCTTCGCAAAAATATTCCTAAAGTAATTCAGCAAATCCAACAAAAGGAGAACAATGTAAAAGTTGCTCACCAGACTTTTGATTGGATGAAAGATGAGTCCTCAATCGAGATGGTTGAGTTTAATAAAGTCTTACAACTGAATCCACACTTAGCGAGTTATTACAAGAAAGACCCATATGCAGTTTTAACACTGGGTTACGCAATGGAAGGTATAAAAGTTATAAATTCCAAGAAAGCTAAAAGTCCAGTTACTAAAACCGCACCCTCTATGCCATCAGTCCCAAATAGGGCGAAACCATCAGTCGTAAAAGGAAGAGGCAAAACTAAAAAGTCCCTTTTAGCTAACGCAGGTTCTGGCGATATCGAAGATGCAAGTAGTTACATTGAATCAATACTTTAAAATCTTAGGAGGAAAATATTATGGCAGGAATAGTGGAAAGATCACAGTCCCTTAAAAGGGAATCATTAAGCGACTTGTTAACCGTGGTAGACAGAAAATCTACACCGTTTATGAGTGCAGTAAAAAAGGGTTCAGCACCTAAAAACAGTTTTGTTGAGTGGGGCTTAGATAAGCACAAAGACAACCTTGTTCGCACTGCAACTTATGCATCTGGAATTTCAAATAATTTACCACAGGACGGTGATGATATCACTTCTGCGGATTTTGAAAATTACGATGATCGTGTTAAATGTTCTGTCTATTTACAGTACACAAGACGAGTGCCCAAAGTATCTCGCTTGGCAAATATGGTTTCTGATGTTGCAGGAGTTGGGTACAAAAAGGAAATGGCAAATAGTATTGCTAAAGCACTTGTTGCGACAAAACGAGATATTGAAAGTACTCTTTGTTCTTCGCAAGAAACTGCACAGGAAACTTCTTCCACACCATACCAGACTCGTGGGTTAGGTAAATGGGTTAGTTCATCCGCTCAGTCTACACTTCCAGTGCCATCTGATTTCCTTACACCATCTGGGTCAATCAAAACTTCAACCACTGCAAATGCTAAGGAAGAGGATTTGCGTGATATTCTTCAGAGTATCTATGAGCAAACTGGTGAATCTGATAAGACTTTTTACGGTCTTTGCGGAACGCAAGTTAAGAAGACAATCAGCAACTTCACATTGTTCACTCCAAGAACCAACAACCTTGTTGTTTCTAATCGTGACACTGATGAAGGTCGATTATCTGCTTCTGTTGATATCATTGAGAGTGACTTCG